ATTCTAATGGTAAAACGCAGACGGTCGAGTCGTACAGCGGTGAAGATAGCAGCATCGAGGCGTAACATACGTAAGGCACAGACTCTACGTACTGGAGTGCGTTTCGGTCCTAAAAGGAAGAGGATTCCCTAAAGACTATGCTTCTGGAAGATATAGTTAAAGACGACCTTACTTTTATACGTACTTTTATGCGTATACCAGACAAGAACCAACGTCTTGTACTTCTAGAGCCTAAACCGTGTCAGGAGCGTTTTGTTCGTAATCTGACTGGTCGAGACCTCGCTATTAAACCTGCCCAGATAGGAATGACTACTATATCATCAGCACTACTACTCAAGCGCACTATGACAATACCACACACAACTTCTGTTATTGTAGCTCATGAGGAGTTCCTAACACAGCGTTTGTTGCAACGTGTGCAGGTAATGCACGACTATCTACCAGATGAACTACGTATGCCTATGGACCATCGTTCATCTTTTGAGAAGCGTTTCCCTGATATTAACTCTGTTCTCTATATAGGGACAGCCCGTTCCCAAGTATTCGGGCGTGGTGAGCCGATACACAATCTACTTCTGAGTGAGGAAGCGTTTTACGTCCCTGATGCGATGGACCGTGTGATTCTTCCTGCACTTCAGCGAGTACCTCCTGATGGACTGGTCATACGTGAATCGACTCCACATGGCGAGACTAACTCCTTCTATGATGAAGTGCAAGCTGCTCTCAAAGGTCAGAGCACTTTTTCACTGCAGACTTTCTTTTGGTGGGATGAACCCAGTAATCAGTTACCAGAAGATAGTCCTAGAGTAAGACTTATTGACCGTGGGGAAATGGATTATACACCAGAGGAGACAGTTCTTGCTACTGAGCATGGTCTATCTAGTGCTCAGATGCGTTGGCGTAGGTGGAAAATAGCTGAACTAGGTGATATGTTCTGGCAGGAGCACCCAGAGGACTTAGATACTTGTTTCCTTGTATCGGGTGAACCTTTCTATGATATGAACATATTGCTAGAGCTTTCTAAACTTTGCTACCGTGCGCCCTATACTGGTCCAGAAGGCTCTCTTGTCTGGTTTGAGCCTGAAGAGAATGCTACATACATTATAGGCATTGACCCTGGACAGGGTAAAATAACTGAATCTGTAGCTACAGTATGGCGACCCTTCTTCGGAGATGGAGAATTTCATCTGAGGCATGAGGCCACCTTAGCAGGTCTTATTGAACCTGAAACTATGGGTAGTAAGTGTAAAGCTTTGGGTTATTACTACAATACAGCAATGTTAGTACCTGAAGCTAATGCTCATGGACTTGCTCTTGTACGTGAATTTAAAGATTACCCCAGTGTCTACTATCGTAGAGATGTTGTCAGTGGTAGAGGCTCATCTCATATGGGGTGGCTTACAACACCCTCAACGAAACCTTTTATGATGCAGCAGATGAAGAGTCGGCTACGTCGTATAGAAACTCATGATGCAGAGTTTGTAAGACAGCTTAGAGCCTTCAGGGAATTAGGTAACTCTAAAGTTATGTCTCAAGCTGCAGATGATTACCATGACTCTGGCTGTCTGGCAGTGATAGCCCTAGTCAATTATACTCCGAAGAAAACACGAGGCTTTGTTGGAGCTTCTGGATGGAGATGGTAAATGACACGTGCTACTGATATTAACAAAGAGGTCCGCCAGCTAGTAAATCTCTGGCAGCCACGGAAAGCGGCTTTTAGTGAGTGGTATCAAATGATACGGCTCTATAATAATCTTGCTCAGGATAAGATGGAGTCTGTTATATCCACTGACCCTAGAACAGGCTTTGATATGGCTGCTTGGCTACTGACTCCACAAACTGGCACTTTTGTTGCTGACCCTGAAGGTCTTGATATGGAGGAGAGACAAGATGTAGCTGCCATTGAAGCTTATTGTAATTTCCAGCTTTTGAGGGCTAACCGTCTTACAAGGGGAACTCTCTTTGGAACCTTTACAGACCGTCTAGTTCGTTTAGGACTTGCTACGGGGTGGTTCTCTATCTTCTGCTTACCCACTAAAGATGGGTGGTCTTTGGCAGCGTGGAATCCAGCAACAGTCTTTCCTGACTATAATGGAGATGGCTCCCTTGCTAGAGTCGCCCGTAGATACACAGTGTCTAAGAGTGAACTAGTCCGGAAGCATAACTTAGAAGGCTGGAGGGTAGACCCTCGTAATCTACCAGGACGTAATGTTCTTATATCTCATCTCTACGAACAAGCGCATGGGGGTGTACAGCACTCTGTTGTGCTTAATTCCAATATACTTGTCCGAGATGAACTACTTACAGAACTGTCTCGTATTCCAGTCTATGTAGGTCCTGTTGCTGGACTTCCTGACGATGGGTCAATTACCACCAGTGAACAGTGGCGGTCTGAAATAGGTCAATCAGTTATAGCACCTGTTAAAGATATGACAGAGAACTATAACCGTATGCTTACCTATATGCAGCAGATACTGAGAGACACAGCTAATCCCAAATACGTAGAAAGAGTTCGTGGTGCTAGTGTTCTCACTCCAGAAAAGCTCTATGAGCGTGGTGCTATTTTCTCTATAGAGCCTGATGAGAGTATTGATACTGTACCGCTCCCTCCACTCCCTGCTGAGATGAGGGCGCATCAGTTCGACCTTCGGGGCAATCTGCAGCGTGGGCTATTCTCTGATATTACATTTGGTAGTATCACACAGCAAGTCTCTGCGCTTCTGATGAGTCAGGTAACTGCTGCAGCTAAGAGAGTGCTCTACCCCTTTCATCAGGGACTTACAAATGTTCTTGGGCTTATGGCTACAGAGACTATATGTCTTATGAGAGAGCTTAAGATGCCACTTGGAAAAAACCCCTTCCCTCGTCTACGTGAGGAGCCTTTTATAAGCTACCGTTACGATATACAAGTACCTGGAGATTTCGTACATCGTGCTACTGTTGGTCGGATGCTTAATCCCCAGTTTAGACTTTCGGGAACGACTGTTACTGATGTACTCTTCCCCGAAGTAACTAATATACTTGAGGAGCAGGGAAGACTTCAAAGTGAAGACGCCCTAGCTAACCCTGTATTCCGACAGTTAATACTTGTCCGAGAGATGAGACGTATTGCTGTAGACTCCGCTGAACTAGGTGATACAGAATTTACTACACTACTTAACCGTGCTGCTGATGAGATAGCTCGTACACTAGGCGGTGGCGGTGAGCCAACTGCACCTACTCAAGGCGGTGATACTACATCATCATTACCCCCAGAAGTACAAGCATTGTTGCGAGGTTAGACATTGACAACAGAAAGACGTTTAGGAGAAAGATTTCCTAGGGGACGTTTTCGTGGGATGCAAGGACCCCCTGCAGAACAACCTACGACTACTACTCCTACTCCTCCAGCAGCACCAGCTCTAACGCAGCTTAAGCCTATACCAGGTATAGAAGAAGAACTTGGTCATCTGCAAGGAAAGCTTAATGAGCTAAACGCTGATATGCAGCTTGGCGTTGAGGGTGAAATTGCACGACTAGTAGAGGTTGCACAGATAAGTGTTGAGGCGGAGGGGATACTTCCCCCTGAAGCTAGGATTGCAACGCAACTTACGGGAATCTTCTCACGTGAGCAGCGTAAGGCGGCTGCCCTCACTCACCAAAAGATACAAGAAGCTGTCGCTGCCTCTAATGTAGAGATTGGTCGCCAGACGTTTAGAGCATATGCACTCCAATATATTTCCGGTCTTCCGGAGATTACAGAGGTAAGTGACGTTGTGGAAGCCTTTCAGGAGGAGGACGCGTCCTTCATACCTTCTCCGGCGGATGAAGTCTTCATAAAAAAGTGGTTACAAAAAGCACAAGTACATTTAACTAGTGCTCAAGGTGTTTCTGCTGAAACTGCAACTGGGGAGAAACGTAAAGGGTTAATTAATCAATACTCAACACGACGTTCAATAAGCTCTTTTGGTATTCTATCATCAGCGGGAGACCAGTTACTTACAATCTTGACAGAGCTTACTCAACCCCAGTTACCACCAGGTCAAACTACATCTGATGTGCGCCGAGCTTTATCGGAAGCTGGTACAGACCCTGAGGTGGTAGAGAACTTTATGGTAGGTTTCGAGGCTCCTCTTAAGGCAATAGTAGAGGACTGGGCAAAGCAGAATGCTAGTCGTGAGATACTTAGGTCAGACATGGCTAACTTAGAACTTAGCGAGATACGAGAAATGATCCGCTCTGAAACCCTTAAGAATATGTGGACTACACAAGGTCTTCTGCTAATGCTCCCCTTTGAGAAGTACCGTCAGCATTTTATAATGCCTCTAATAGCTGCTACGTCTAGAGGTGTGGATGCCACGAGACCCGTTATGGGAGGTGGCGGTCTCGGGAGGATCACAAATCCTGCCAGGTACGTGCTCTAC